TTCTACTACAATACGAAGTATCTCTAATCTAAGTTCTTTGTTATCCATTGGTCATCATAGTTCTTAGATTAAATACTTTCTGAACTATCTTGTCATGATCTGGATGTGCTTTATTCCAATATGGACCATCTCTATCATTAACAATCTTAGATATTTCAGCATCATAATCTATACCTTGAGATACATTTTCAGATTCTGTACTTACTAATTTATCTTCAGACATAAGGTTAGCAATGTTTGCAAAGCCTTTAATAATAGCAGGATGATCCCCTAATCGTGTACCATCTTTTAATTGCATATCTAAAATGTTTGCATCCATGTTTGCTTTAGCAACTGCACCTGCTTTTTTAATATTATCTTCATAAGCTCTACCCCACTCTTTTCGAAGTTCTTGTTCAGCATTTGCTTGAGCAGTTTCCATGTCTACTTGATTTTGTTGTGCAGAACCTTCCATAGAATTTTTATAAAACTCTAAGATACCTTGAGCTTGTTTATTATTTAAACCAAGCTGATGAGCATTCTCTGCAAAAGATTTAATTGCACTTTCATCTAATGGAACAACATCTGACTTTGCGTCAAGTTGATATTTATCTGGAGACTCTGGTCTGCCAAGTTTATCATAAACTTCATTCCATTGATCGTCAGTTGAATTGTTGTTTGGTACAGCAACTTTATCTTGACCAATCATTCTTGTTGCATTGACATATGATTTAGCAAGAGCTTCTAGCTCAGTAAACTTAGATATGTTTGGATCATTTCTTAAATCTTCTGGGATTGCTTCTTTCCAAGATTTAGCAACAGTTGGAACTGCTTGCTCTATCTGTGTCTCTTGTGCTGTTGTTTCTTTTGGTGCTTCTGTAGTAGTTTGTGTTGTCTCTGCTACAGGCACAGTTTCCTGTGTTATCTGTTCTTGTGACATATTTATTTTCCTTTAGTGTTATCATTTTGGAGCATTGATTTAATAAATAGAAGTACACTCCTTTGACCTTCCATGTATGCGCTCTCATGACTATCCCCTTTAACATTAGTGGTAGACCAAAAGTGGCATCGTTTTTCTAAATCAGATAAAACTTTTTTACCTTCGTCTGATTCAAAAATTTGTTTGTATGCTTCCCTTATTTCTTTTATTTGTTTTTCAAATTGTTTTAGATCGCTCATCTACTCACCTTCAGCTACAGCTCTAGCTTCTTCTGGTAAAGCCTTTGCGAGTGGTGCTATTTTTCCCCCTGCTTCTGCTACTTGTTGTAGCTGTTGCATTTGTTGCATCTGTTGTTGTTGAGCTTGTGCTTGTTCTCTTTCAGCATTTAACTCAGTTTGTGGTTTTAATATTTTTTGTGGAACACCAACAATGTCTGCTAAGTGTCTAACAAGTTTATCCATATTGATATGATCAAATACTGGAGCAACATTTGACAAGCTACCCATGATTTCTATTGCTCTCATAATCGATTGTAACTCTGTAGACTTTTGTGCTTTAGCTAATGGAGACACATATTCGATTTCAATATCTTTACCAGATAAAAAGTCTGGAGCTTGTTTAAATAAATTTTTTCTAAGTATTAATGCAAATGCTCTATCGATTAATGGTTTTAATAATTCAGATTGAAGTCTACCAAGAACTGGACCAAGTAATCTCATCTTCTCTTCGTTCCTTTGAATAACTTCTGTTGCTGTCATTTGTGGACCACTCTGCATCATTAATTGATTTACATAGAACGCATTTCTAATTGAGTTTCTTCTTTGCTCTTCCATGTTTAAACCTAGTGGAGTATTTGCTCCAATGTTTAATGGTTCAATTCTATCTCTAGTTCCTGCTCTGTAAAAATTTAAACCACCAGGTACTGTTCTTACTGGTAATATAAATCCATCATCTGGAACTAATAAAGGTGGATCAACTTGTTTCTGTGCAGACTTGATTGTAGTCTTAGACATTTCATTTAACATCTTTACATCTGGCAATGCTGTCATTGCAGGCGATCTTCCATAAATTTCATGGGATGCTTTTAAATATCTTGGTACTACAAATGGAAACTCTCTAAATCCAGACACAGATAATTCTTCACCTGTACCTGCTTCTAAGTAAACAGATTCAAATGGCATATTTGATTTATCTTTTTTCTTAGGATCAAAATCAGATCTTGGGTATACTGCATGAAGTATTTCTACTTCTTCATATGGATCTTTCTTTGCAGTAATTGCAATATTAGAAGATACATCACCAAATTTTTGTATTGCAGCTCTTGCAGATAATTTAAACTTTCTAAATACTGTATCGATTCTACCTTTTTCATTTTCAGCAATATACATTTCATTAATGTGTCTTGTAGAAAATTTTAAAATATCTTCATCATCTTCTTCGATAAACATTGCTGCTGTACCAAAAGTAATTAGATCGTGATACAGTTCAAAGATTTCTTGTTGGAAGTTTGATTTATTAAATGCTGCATACATTGTTTCTGTTGCAGACTCTAACCACTCTTTTGCTTCATCCTCATTTTCCATTTCATCTTCTTTGAATCTTAAAGAGAACCAAGGAGTTGATGGATTAGTTAGCATACCATGTAATGATGCAGCTAATAATTCTACTGATTGTAATGGAGAAGAATCAAAAATTAATTCAGTTCTTTTATCACCTTTAGATCTTGACTTAGTTACATCTGCTTTTCTTGGTTGCATATAGTCTGCAACTTCTTGCCAATGACTTTCCCAATTTTGTCTTTGAGATTTTAATCTGTCAAATCGTTTTAATAAATTTTTTGCTTTATCTGTTTGTGCCATTATGCTCTACCTAATAAACTTGGTTTACCTAAAGTCAAGTCACCACTTACTCCCTTTGGACCAGTTTGAATTGTTAATGATCTTCCTTTAGCTAATGTTTTTCTTTTTCTTAATAGAAGTGGATCTTCTGCATCTGTAGTTGTAACTTGCGAAACTTCTGCTGTAGTGGGAGCTACCATTGGTTGAGGTGCTTGTACGACTTGACCGCTTGTTCCCATTGCTCCGCCACCATCTCCTCTTCCAGTATCTCCAATAGTACTTCTTGTTGTTGAACCTTGATAATCTGATGTACCCATTAATGATGTATTAATTCTTCCTCTTCTTACAGCATTTGTTACTCCTCTAACAGCTGCTCCTACAATTCCACCACCTTTAATAAAATTTCCAACTGTTTCTACAGCTCTTTGAGTTTTAGTTTTACCTAAACCAACTTCTACATTTGCTTCTGCTCTTGATTTTTTATCTGCCTTTGCTTGGTTCTTTGCAGATAAAGTTGATCTTGTAGTCATTGGTGCGTCAGCACTTCCACCATTAGATGCACCATTAGCTCCCATATTTATTTTCCAAATGTTAAAGATGATTTAGTTTCAGTTTTAGTTTCAGATTTAGTTTCTCTGTTTACTGCTACACCTTTTTGCAAATCATCCATGTTGCTAAATTCTTTTTTTTCTTTTGTAGTTTTTTTCTTTTGAAAAACTTTTTTAATTTTTTCTAACATATTATTCTCCTAATAAAGTTTTAAGTTTACTTTCTTCATCTTCTTGAATACCTAGTGGACCAGTAAGAATAGTAGATTTATAACCTTTTCTTTTTCTCTCAATCGCAGCTTGTTCTTTTGCAATTCTTGCTTCTTCTTCTGCTGATAATTCTGCAGAGGGAGCTTCAACCGGTGCTGGTGGTGGTGGCAATGCCGGAACTTTTGGTTTAAAAATAGATCCCATAATTATATAATCCTGTAATCATTATCTGCTACACTTTGTGGAGCATTTTGTCTAGTATTTAATTCTTGTAGTCCAACAGCTAGGTAGCGCATTGCATCGCAAGCATGAGAACTCCAATCATGTACAGGTTTCGATCTGAACATTCTATTTTTGTCAACGTACTTCCTGTGGTAATGTCTTAACGCATCTATAAGTTTTTTGCAATGGTCTGTGTCAAACCAGCAGCGGTTTAGCAACATAGTTACTGCGTGTATTCCTTCCTCTATTGGTAGCTTCGGTACTACTTTAAACCTAACTCCCAACTGATATGCTATCTCTCTTCTGGTCTTTCCATTGCCAAATTCTTGCACATCAATGTCGTGTGGCGCATAATGATCTTTGTAGACGTAAGGTTTTTCGTTTAGCAACTGAATGTAGTGTGGTAATCCATGACCTCTTTCTTCATGATAATCTATAATCTGTATTGATGTTCCTTTCTGTTGAAAAAATATAATGCTACTGTGGTCTGCAACACCGAGATCCCAGGCAGTAGAGACAGGCAAAGTGGGATCGTAGGGAACTCTAGATAGTTGTTTTTTATCATCTAGTTTTGCTATCTCTTCTCCATAGATTGCTCCTTCAATGTTGGCAATCCAATCACACTCAAATTCTTGTAGGTATTTCTTTTCACCCATAACTTCTTTTGCTTTATCTAATTCTTCCTGGTCGACAATCTTTGTCTCTGATGCTTTAGCTTTATAGTTAAACCAATCTTCTGCGCCATTTGCGTGTTGGTATAGATCATAGAAGTTATTGTTCATTCCAGCAGGTGTACCAATGAAGACACAATATCCTTTACGATCTGATAAAGCCGGTCTAATTATTTCTGCAAAGAGCTTACCATCAATGTTGGCATATTCATCAATGACACATCCATCTAGGTATATACCTCTTAATCCATCTGAGTTTTCTGCTCCAAGTAATGTTATTCTTGCACCATTAGGTAGATCTACTCTTAACTCTGTTTCATTGAACTTTGTTGATGGGATTTTATCAGTAAACTGTTTCATATAATCCCAGGCAATACTTTTTGCCTGCTTGAATGTAGGAGCTATATATGCAAATCTTGGGTTCTTATGTTTGCACATAAGAGCTGATTTAATTAAATGGTTTATCATGCATACTGTTTTACCAAACCTTCTGTGGCAAACTAGCACACTCCATCTGTATTTGTTTATTTGTTGGTGTAAGTAGCTTTGATGTTTTCTTGGTGTATAAGGTATTTTAATATTCATTAGTGTATCATCTTAGATCTATCCACATTATCTAGTGGATGAAAATCTATTCCTAGTGTTACCATTACGTAATTTATAAATAATTCAGCAGATTCCTTATTAGGTATACCTACAAATTTAACTGTTACTGCATTAGTTTTTTCATCTATAAAAGCAATACAATCAAAATCATCTGTATCTAAATAAGCCATATACCATATCTAGTGTATTTAGGTTTTGAAACAATAAAAAAAATAAAATCTGAAAACGTGTTGATAAATAGGTGCAGGGTTGTTTAAGGGTATGTCTGTGTGTCTGTTGAAATTATCCATGTATATATATGTATAAGATCGCGCGTAAAATCTTGGTGCTAGGGGGTAGTTTAGAATGATAATAACTAACAAGTAAAAAGTAAAAAAGGTGGATATAAGTATTATTACTATTGATAACAAAAATATATCGTTAACTATTTTATAAAGATTTTCTTATAACTCAGAATTATCGGAAAAAATATAGTGCCGTTGTTCTTGTCGCATAAGCCGGGGGAAGTTGCTTTAAGTTTGGATAGTGACTTTCAACCCAATTCAAACCAATCCAACCCAATAAAATTATTTTAAAGGTGCGACATTATTGACCATATACATTTAAACCCTTAACCATTAAGTTGACCTTAAACAACAAATAGAAAGGTTAATATGAGAACAGTACAGATAACAAACCATAAAATGAATGGTGAAGTTTATAAGTTAAGAAAGCAAGTAATTGACATTTTATATCAAGCTAAATATCTTGAAATTAAATTACCAAGAATAAATGTTAGAATTGGAACAGCTACAAAAAAACATAAAAATGTTTTAGGTGTTGGCGGTAATAAAAGCATCTGGATTACAGAGAAAGCTATTAACAAGGGTTATCAATATTTACTTCATGTTGTGTTGCATGAATTATGTCATGCGGTTTATGATTTAGATCACAATGAAAAATGCAAGTTAATGCGATCAGTATTAGATAAACCTTGCGGAATAACTGAGGCTTGGAAAATTTTCAAAAAATATTCAATGAAAGGGGGTAAATAATGAATTATCCATTACAAGTAATTATCAAAAATGTTTACGGGGTTGAAAGGATTTACCCCGTAAATGAAACGGCAAAAAAAATCACTTCATTAACCCGTAAAAAAACACTTGACCGGGATGAAATTGAAGTAATTAAAAAGCTAGGTTATCAAATCGAAGTATTAACAGATCAACTTTAAAAGGGGGAATAATGAAAGCTAAAGACTTCAAATCAATTACTGATGATTTAGAAAAAAGACACCAAAAAAAGTTCTATTTATTTCAAGATTTTCAAGAAGTTTTATTGAAAATAAAAAACTTAAATAGTGCGACAAAATGTCAATATAATAAAAACAACAAATCAATTAATAATTAACAAAATGGAAAGGATGTTAAAAAATGGAAAATCTAACAATAGAGCAATTAAGAAATAGAGAATATAAAATCCCGAATAAATTATTAAGAAAGGGGGATAATCCAAAATTAAATAAGCATACAAAAATAGCTGCATTAAAAAAATATTGGGAGATGCATTTAAATTTTTTACCTTCAAATATATCCGGGTTTGAAACTTGCGCTAGTAAGTCACCTGGATGCTCTAAAGCTTGTTTGCATACGTCTGGAAACCCGGTTTTTATGAGTCAAAAAAACTTGGGGAGATTAAATAGAACCTTGTTTTATTTTAAAGAGCGCGCAAAGTTTTTATCAATGGCAAGTAAAGAATTAAGAAATTTTGAAATACTTTGTAAAAAGCACGGATTAAAACCTGTTGTTAGATTAAACACAACTAGCGATATTATGTGGGAAAATCACAACTTAATACAAAGTTTTAAAAATATTATATTCTATGACTATACAAAGCATTTCAAACGTATGATGAAATATCTTAAAGGTGAGTTACCGGATAATTACCATTTAACATTTTCATTAAATGAAAAAAATCACCACCAGGGGGATGAAGTTCTAAAATGTGGGGGTAATGTTGCGATGGTTTTTAGAAATACACCACCGGCAACATATAAAGGTTATAAAGTGATTAATGGTGACTTGCATGATTTAAGATTTACAGATCCAAAAAATGTCATTGTCGGATTAAAAGAAAAATTACATTTAAACCCGGAAACCGGCAAAAAAGAAAAAGACACTAAAGGGTTTGTAATTGATTTAAACAATTAACAGAAAGGATAATATGAAAACAATTAATTACAATGGTAAAAAAATAAAATTACCTTGCGATGTATTATATGACGATTGCGATTTAGTGACAGAACAAAATCCATTTAGTGGTGAGGAATGTCAATTACCTAAATTTGCAAGGGGTGTTTATTACAAAATAAAAAATGCAGAAATAAATCAAGATTATAAAACAATGCAAAAATGTATTACCTGGTTTCAAAAACATTTTACAGATCAGTATTTTACATTATTGGATTAA